TATATACCTTTCTGTTAATAATAGGATTATCCTATTGACAAATGATTGTCAAGTGTATATATTGTAAAAGGTCAAGTGAGAGGGTGTACTAATTCCGGACAGCCTCACTTGGCCAAACTTGAGCCCTGATCTTAAATTAGGTCGGCCAGATTCAACGGTAGGCGCTAGCGCATAAACTTGCTAGAGGCAAATGATTTAGTTTGAGATCTGGGGTCAAGTTAGCTGGAGCAGGCTCCGTTAAATAACGCGGCTGGCTTCTTGGCCAAGGCGATACAGTAACCCTGTTACAACGCGTCATAGCGTTGGCTAAAGAACTGGAAGGCTTGGGGGACCCCAAATCTCTGTCCGCAAGTTTTACTTGTAGAGGCACAAGAGGGCCCAAGCCACAAGCACCAAGCAACAAGCTTGACAATTGAGACAATAGGATTATATAGGAGATATGAAAGTTAGAGATGCATTACAAATTACAGGAAGCTTAAGCAAGCCTTCCAAGATGCCTGGCTGGGCCTACGGGTTACCAGCTAAGGAATGCAAGACTGGAGGCAAGCTTCAGAAAGTGCCAGGCTCTGTTTGTTTCGATTGTTATGCAATGAAGGGCTGTTATGTTTTTAAAGTTGTGCAGCAAGCACAATACAAGCGGCTAGAAGCTATTCAAAACCCATTATGGACAGGGGCTATGGCTATTATAATTAATTCTAAGAAATCAAAGTTTTTCAGGTGGCACGATTCCGGCGATGTGCAGGACGAGGCTCACTTGATGAAGATCTTCGCCGTGTGTAAGTTAACACCTTCTGTGAAGCATTGGATGCCAACGCGTGAAGCGTGGGTAAAAGCCTTCCTCGTGATGAAGCCTGACAATCTTGTAATAAGATTTTCAGCTCCGATGATTGATCAGCCGGCCCCTGCAAGCTGGCCGCATACGTCAACTGTTGTAAAAACTGGTCCATCTTGTCCAGCCCCTAAACAGGGAAACGAATGCGGAGATTGTAGGGCCTGCTGGGATCCTGCCGTTAAGAATGTAGCATATGGCCAGCACTAAGAAACGCTCGACTGCTTTAAATTTTTCTGTCGATGTTTCTGGTCTCAAGCAACAAGCCACAAGCCGCAAGCGTCAAGCCCCGAGCGACAAGAGCTCCAAGCGACAAGCTTCAAGCCCCAAGCAACAAGCGTCAAGCTCCAAGCCACGAGCAACAAGTTCCAAGATTCTTTTACCCTCATAAAGTTTTATGTCACCGGAAGCAAGGGACTTGGCTAAGATGAAACTATTCTTTGGATGTCTAATATGCCAGGCTATTTGGTGTGGTGAGAAGGACAACTTTTTACTTCTACTTACTTTAAACTCAAGTGTAAAATAAAACTGATTTTCGTTGTAACATAATGCATCTGGAGTACCAAGACTGCTAGTATTTTCTATCCTTGTATAGATTATTTCTGGTGTCTTTTTCTTAAAATAATTATAAAATTTAGCCTCTGGTCCCATAAGATATTCAGAGTAAGATGGGACTACAACTTCTTCTTAACTTTACCCATTCTCCAACTCTCTGTCGTTGATAACTCTAGCACAATTCTATGTGTCTCACGAGAACCAAGTATATTATTTTCCATCAAACTCATCGATACGATATCAAAATATCCATCTGGTGAATGAAACTCACCTTGTGGTAATTTAACTTGTACTCTAGCATTTTGACAGGTTGGACTTTTTAAGAATTTCTCTAACTGCTCTGCCATTATCTTTCCGCTGATCATATTGACTTTTACTTAATCTTACTCTAAATGTCAAATATGGGAGTACCAAAAAGATTGACAGAAATGCAGCAAAAGTTTGCCCAATTATTGGTGACAAACGAAGGTAGAAAGACACCTACAGAGTGTGCAATAGAGGCTGGCTATGACAAAGACACAGCATACGTTAGAGCATCTGAATTACGTAATCCAAAAAAGTATCCGTTGGTTGTTAAATACATAGGTGAGATCAGAGAAGAGTATCAAAAGAAATACGACGTAGACTATGGCAAACACATAACAGAGTTAGGTAAGATCAGACAAGCAGCATTACAAAAAGGTGCTTGGTCAGCAGCTGTAAATGCAGAAGTTGCAAGAGGTAAGGCAGCAGGATTATATATTGAACAAAAAATTATTCGGACAGGTAAGCTCGAAGATCTAACGTCTGAAGAGCTAGAGAGTCGAATGAAGACAATAATTGATGAGTACTCTCCGATTCTTGAGGGTGTTGATGAAAAAGAATTAAAAGAACGAGTGCTATCAAAACCAGAATCTCCAAAAGATTCATAATTTTATATCCCATTCTGCTTTTGTCATTGTGGGTTTATGTTTGTTAAATTGACCAATAAAGAAATAATATAACAGAGCGTACATACAATAAACTGCTAATATGGATATGTAAAATCTTTCTAACATTTTATATTTGTATCTTCTCCATCTTTTTTATAATCGATTTAGGAAAACAATTTCTATCAGAGAACACAGCAGCTTCGGTATCATAACTTGAGAATGTCCAAACATACTTACTGTTCTTATCAAAGATATAAGCTTGAGATACCATTGTAGCTGGTAATAACTTTTTCATTTCATCCACCTCTGCGTGCCCGCTGTCGCCGCAAGGATCGACCCAAACAATTTTATAGAAGTAATATTTTTTATTACCTATGGTTGCATATTTGTATTTAGATTTCTTCCTGGTTCTGGGCATATATGTTTTTAAAATATTTTTTATCAAAAATCCAATCCTAACCTTCCGCGCGGCCCCTATCAGAAAGGTCACCTGGTCACCTGGTCACCTCTAAATTAAAAGTACACTTTTACAAATTTTAACTTTTTAAAAACATATAGACGGGGTGACTTTGGCGTAAAACCTAGCTTTTTGCGAGTCCCCGGTCACCTGAGCCCTGTCTCCTGTCCCTTGAATCTAGAATCATTCTAAAGTAATTAAGGCAACAATAAGGCAATCTAGTCTTTTTTCGCCTTAATTGTCTCATTCTTGACAAGTTCTCGCCCTTTTTTGTTTCGGTATTTAACTTGTACCATAACTCCAGGGGCTAGTTTCGTCTGCAAAGAATTCAACATCTTCTTATAACTCATCGCCTCAATCTTGTCAGATTGTCCGTCGGGTTTAGTTATCTCGTACGTGTATCTCATTATAATATTTATCTAATCGCTCTAAAAACTTATACATAAAGTTTTTAAACTCTTTACCTTTTATTTGAAACTTTTGAAAGTAGTTATCTGGTGTACACATCAAAATAACACCTTGCCTGATCCCTGTATCATAGATCTGGTTATGTGCCATCGCATACGCTGCCAACTGCAAGAAGTAATCTCCAATCCATTCTTTACGCTTTGGCTTGTTCGATTGTTTAAAGTCCACGATACTCTCTTCATAATCATAAACGCCTACAAGGTCTGTAGCGCCTGCGTAGAGGCCTGGATACCATAACGTAACCTCAGAGCCCCATATCTCCTGTAAATCGCCTAAGCCTTTGTCTATGACGGTGTCAGCCATACTTTTAGCGGTCTTTCCCTCCTCAGTCAGGTCCAGATGGCCTTGTCCCAAGATATGTTTCTCCAGGTGTAAATGCATATTACTACCTCTTGAAGCTGATTGTTGCTTGATCCTATCTGCCTCAACCTTGCCTTTGATGGCTCGCCATTCAGCTAACTTTCTTCTCTTCTCTTCGGACTGGGTGGCTTGTAATATTGTTGTAACACTTGGTAGTTTCTCGTTACCTACATCATAGGTTCTAATACCATCTGTTGTACTACGACTTGACGGCGGATAGTGGTAGAGTTTATTCCACTGCATAATGTTTTATAATTTTATTTAGTTTATCTTTTTTAGTTATTGAGAAAGGTATTAATTGTTT